ACACTGATAAGCAAAAATGAGTTTTATGTTGGACAGGTAGTCATTTCGGGTAAGACCGCGAACTGGTGCCGGTATTATAACACCGGCTGGAAACCCACAGCCAATGATGTCGGGGCGCTACCGCTGGCTGGTGGAACAATGGCACCAGCAGGGCAAATTAGCGTATCACAAGTCGGAAGAGGCATGTGGACCAGTCAGAACACTGTCGGTGCGCCAGTTTTTCAGGACATTGATACTACTGCCACATCTGAATACTGGCCTATTTTCAAGCAACATTATCAACAAGGAAATTCTACATGGTCGGCGGGAATGCTGATTAATGAAGGTGATTTTCATCTGCATTTTCTGAATTCAGCAGGTGATACTGCAAATTTTAGGTGGGTTAAAGACGGTCAATTTATACCCGGCAACTACACCAACTTTGACAACCGATACCTGACCAAATCAGAAAATATTCCGGCGGGTATTCCCTTGCCGTGGCCGACTGCAACGCCGCCCTCTGGCTGGCTTATCTGCAACGGCTCTGCTTTCAACAAAACCACCTGCCCGCAGCTGGCGGCAGTCTACCCGTCAGGGAATTTACCTGACCTTCGCGCGCAGTTTATCCGTGGTCTTGATAACGGCAAAAACATCGATGCCGGGCGAGCAATCCTCAGTACGCAGGCCAGCCAGGCTCCCCGTTCCTCTGTTGGCAGCACTTACAAAAACACAACCTGGAATGACCACGCGACCGTTAAAACCGGGTACTACATGACGACAGGTACTGACAATGACGGCACCTATCAGATTATGGCGGAATCTGAAACCCAGCGGGAAACCCGCCCAACCAACGTGGCATTTAACTACATCGTGAGAGCAGCATAATGACTGAGCAAAAATACAATCTTGATTTTGAACGTGCGGTACTGGGGTCAGAGGGCTGGGCAACAAAAGCGGGCTGGATACTGACGTACCAGTGCGCCTACGACACCACCCGCGAATACACATCCTGCTACTGGCAGTATTGCACGGAAGGCGTGGGTATCGCGGCGGGCTCTTACACCGATAAACCCGCCGAACCGGATGACAACACCAGAGCCATTCGCCGGACTGCTGACGGCTTAGCCTGGGAGATGGTCGATGATTTTCGCGGGCAGCTCATCTACAGCACTGAAACGGGGGATTCACTCACTGTTGATTTTATCGGCCCGATTCCTGACGGTTTTACGCTTCTCGCCCCAGCAACGCCGTTTGATAAATGGGATGGTGACAAATGGGTGACGGACACCGATGCACAGCATGCGGCAGAAGTGGCTGCGGCGAAGGACGAACTTGAAGCCCTGACGCGGGAAGCCGATGAAATCATCGAACAACTCAGCCGCGCCGTAAAATACGACATGGCAACCGAAGAAGAAAAGCTCCGCCTTGCAGCGTGGGAGAAATACAGCGTACTGGTGAGCCGCATTAAGCCGGAAGATGCGCCTGAGATCGAGTGGCCGAAAAAGCCAGAGTAATCAAACCACCACACTCCAGAATCAATGGGGTGTGGTGTGTGATGTTAGATGGAAACCAGCATTATTCCATCCTGAGACGCAAAATCAAACTTGAGAACGCCTTTCGCGGCTGGCTTTCCGTCGACATAAATTATATTGTTGTCTTCAAGCCATTGCTGACCAAATCCGTTATTGATTGGTAATGAATTTTCAAAAGTATTACCATTAAGGGCTATTGTTGGAGCAATTGCACCTTCGCTGATGAAATTAAATAGTCCTGTCCGTTGAGGTATGACTAAGGTCGATGAGTCACGCGAGCCAAGATAGATGTACCCGCTATCTGATACATCTATTGTTGTTCCAGTGTCAGTCTGAAAAATGTCAGTGCATATGATTGCTGAAGATGAATTTTTTATTGATAATGATTGCGTAACCAGCTTATGCGTATCAATAAATAACCTTGATCTGTCATTCAAATAAACTATGCCATCCCCGTATAATTCATTATTTTGACCGTCGCCAGTGCAAACATTAAGAATTGCTGCGCCTTTGAGTTCAAAGCCTGAAATTGACACACCCATATTTTCCGTAATAAATAAAATATCAAGCTTCCCTGAAGGCCCGATTTTTATTTCATCCCCGATAAAGTCGAAAATAGTCATCTTTCCGGCGGGTTGCTCGTGAGCAATAACTATCAGGGACAGAGATGCATCAATATCATTGAAGCCGATATTTACATGGCCTGAAATTAGGTATTGAATGCTTTTAGTGAATGTGACTTCAAGGCTGCCACTTTTTATCTCTGTGACTCGATTGCTCCCTCCCCAGTCCAGTCCGGTTGTGCTCCTCAGGAGTAAAACATCATCATGGGCATCAAAATATAAACTACCACCTTTAATATTATAATTGCCCCCGGTAAGAACCTGGGAGCCTGTGCCCGAGTCGAATATCATGTCTTGATCGGGTGTCCACTTGAATGGTTGCATAGATGTATACCTCGGAGTTTAGATTTTTCAGCAATAACTTCAGGTAAATCGCGGATGTGCTGAGTCATTGCTGAGTGGGGTAAGTGCTTTCCCTTGGGAAAAACGAACCTGGCAGGCCGGATAGCACCGCCATCGATGGGGTGACGCAGCCCTATCCAGTCAGGTAGTGCTACGAGAACAATCAAAACGGGAGTGCATGGAGTCAATACAGGAAGGTGGCGCAGCACCCAGTGCCCGCGAGTGCTGCGCCGTGTCTGGAAACCGATGAAAGAACCAGACGCGCTAAATTTGTTAACGGGTTGGTGTGATTGTCAAGATTTTGTGCCATACGTAGCAGCCGTATCAGGCTAAGCGAGATTAGCTATTTTTCTCGTATTTACTTTTTTGAAGTGTATTTCTTTTCTTACATACAAATTCTAATAATTTACATTGTGAACCATTTCGCGTGTTGTCATGCGGCGTTACCTTGAGTACGTTTTATAACCTCATTTATGATTAAGGCGTTCGCTACATGAAACTTCATAATGGTCCAGTTCTGTGTCCTTACTGTGGCTGTCTGAGTGCTTACTATGAAATTGATCGCATCGCAGAACTAAGGGAAAAGGCTTCAAGAGGAATGAGCGAGCCTGAGTGGGAAGAGCTTTTGCAATCACATAAAAAGAGAGCGTTTTGCCTCATGTGCCATAAGACAATAGAGTTGCCCAAGAATCATAAATAGGAAGGTGGCGCAGCACCCAGAGCCCGCGGGTACTGCGCCGAGTTCGGGATATCTCCCAAACGAATCACATATTCCTAACGGGAATCATGCAGGTCAATATATTTATAATTAATACTACTGAATTTTGAAAGTTTATCTCGTTGTATAGCCTTGACAGTTAGGGTCTTCCATTGAGTTTTTAAGGATCCTAAAACTTGTTTAAGGTAACGAGATGAATGAACTTAAAGTGTCACGTTTGGTTTGTCTGATCATGGCGCTGTTTCCGGCACTATGGGGTATTTTCAGCTTTATGAATAATGTTGCTGATTTTTCCGATACTGCCCAGAATGCTGTGGGAACAATGTTGTCGATGAAGGATACATATAACCTTCCAAGGCAAATGTGGAGGGCAATAAACTTACCTGATGCTCCATATATAGGATTGGCTGTTATTACTACAATGGAGACCCTGGCTGGTGTTTTCGCTTCTGTAGGTTTGATTTTAATGCTCAAGAACTTTGCGAAGCCGTACCAACAATTCTCATTAGGGAAAGCGTGGGCTATGCTAGGTGCAGCTTGCGCAATTCTAGTATGGGGTATTGGTTTCATGGTGGTTGCCGGTGACTGGTTCATGGCTTGGGAAGCAAAAGAAAACCCACTTTCCACACAATTGGGTGCATTGCTTTATATGTTGCCCAACACCCTTGCGCTGATAGTTTTTCTAAGTCACAAAGAATCAAGTAATTAATCAGAAATTAATATTGCCACTTTATACTGAATAGCGCAGATAGGGTGGCTAATTCTGGATTGCGGGTAATTTAGTCCCGGGCAAACCAGTCGTCCGCGTTCTCCCACGTTTCCTGCAGGATCTCTTCAATCACTTCCTTGTCCCCTGTGGTGCCGTTGCGTACCGATAGCCCATCCATACTTGCCAGGCGAACGGTGGCTTCAATATCAGAAAATTTGCGCTGGAGTCGCTTGTTTAGTTCAACAGACAGAGCCGAGGCGGCCCCAATGGGTAGCTTCTTTTTCTTGTCGATGGTCACTTCAACGTAAAGCATGCGCGCCTCCTCAGATATCAGTAACCAGCCACATGTCGGACTCTTCAAACATTTCTTCAAGCATCCGGTTCAGTTTCTCTTTCTCGGTTTTGCTGGCGTCAGTGTTGAGACCGTTGGCTTGCATTGGTTTAACCCTAACGTCTGCGGCAGGGAAGATACGATGTACACGTTTTGTTAGCTCAGCCAGAATGATCTCCGCTGCGCCAGGCAGTTCTGCGACATTCCGTTTATCAAAAACCAGTTCCACAAACATAGATTTTCCTCCATATGTGATACTGGTTGTTTGTACAGTTAAATTATTTTTTGGTCAACTTTGATTTTTTAGTGAAAGTAACTTTTGTTCCCACTGCTCAATGATTTCTCGTTTCTCTCTAAGGTAGTCATATCGGTCATAGTGCCTGGATGATACCCCCGGTTTTTTGTGGTTCTGTAGACGATCGCGCATCTCAGAACTTACTCCCATATCGCCAGCAAGCGTTTTAAATGTGCGGCGAATGTCCCGGGGAGTGAATTTTGCAAAATCAGACTTTTGGCAAAACTTTCTCAACTGCTTGCTGTACTCAGCGGAAAGCAGACGCCCTTCAGCGGTATCGGCGGGAAAGAGAAACACTGAGTCCGGGTGGCGCTGTTCCTGTAACTCAAGGATTTTGGTTGCGCTGGCACTTAATGGGATGACGTGGTAATCGGCGTTTTTGGAGATGTGCGGCGGCACGGTGAGGGTTCTGTTTTCTCTATCCCAGTTGTCTCTGGTGTTAGTCATAACCTCCCATGGGCGCTGACCAGCAGTGTGAATGCATAACTGTAGAAGTTGAGCGAAGTCAGGATGCATAGGGCATTCAGCCGGTGGCACCTGAATTATGCATAATAATTTGCCAAGTTCGCCCCAACTTAAAAAGCGATCGAGTGCCTTATCAGCTCCGCGCTGTGATGGAACAGATGTCACCGGGTTTCTGTCCATACCATAGATGACTTTACCGCCGATATTAGCCGGATCGTTATCGGCAAACAGTCCAAAGTTGAAGATAGCATGCAGGTTTGCCCTGACTTTGTTAGCTCCTGCGCTAGCACCGCGCTCAATGAATTCCGCGAGAACCCGTTTGATGTGGTCTGGAGTGATATCTTTTGCTGGGGTTATGGGGTTGATATGCTTGCTGGCTAGCACCTGGTTGAGGCGGTTCTGGGTTTTGTCATATGACCGCTTACCTCTCTTTTTTTGATCGGTAATGTAGTCATAAAATAGCTGCTGTATTGTCGCATGCTCAACGATCGCCTGTTCTGGGGCTGAGAGATTAGTTGAAGCTGTCAGCGCTTTTGCAGTGGCATCTGCGAGAGATAGTGCAGGGTAGTCACCGAGGGATAGAAATTTTCTCGAACCATCCTTATGGTACTTATAAACGAAAACCTTTCGCCCTGATGGGTAGATTTTCAATCCTAAGCGGCCCGCTCCTCTGGTGGCGGAAGCCTGCCAAACGTAGTAAGCCTGCTCTTTTGGTTTAATGCCTTTTATTTTGCTATCTGAAAGTAATATTCCAGCCATTACGGGTGCTCTTACGGGTGTCGTAGTGGTGAAATACTATGATATGAGATGAAATCAAACAACATATAAAAATCTTTATAAAACATAATGTTGATATCAAATGAAATCGTCTGATATCAAATAAAAAAATAAGTTATCGCCCTTCTAAGCCGTAGGTCGTAGGTTCGAATCCTACAGGGCGTGCCATTAAATTTCAGTAACTTACGCCAGTTTCAAACCAGCCTGATTTTCTCCTTGTGTCGTATTTGTGTCATGGTTGCCAAAAATGGCATCTATTTTCCGTGCGTGCTCACTTAAATGGTTCGGCGCCAGGTGAGCATAACGACGTACCATTTCGATGGATTCCCAGCCGCCCATTTCCTGAAGAACGGACAACGGAACGCCGGACTGAATTAACCAGCTCGCCCAGGTATGTCGGAGGTCATGAAAACGGAAGTCTTCTATACCCGCTCTTTCCAGTCCAATGCGCCAGGCGACATTGTCATCCACTCGCATTTTGCGGACAGCCGGAGTGACGGTTTTATCCGGGCGCGTTGATGGCTTCGTGTGAACGAATACCCACCTGGCACTTTTCCCGATCTGATCCCTTAACACCCTGCATGCGGTATCATTCAGAGCCACGCCGATAGCCTTGCCCGCCTTCGCGTTCTCCGGATTTACCCATGCAACCTTTCTCTGCATATCGACCTGCTGCCACTCCAGATCAATGATGTTGGAGCGGCGCAGGCCGGTTGCCAGTGCAAATATCACTACCGGCTTTATCGATCCCGGCATGCAGGCAATTAACCGTTCTGCCTCGTCCCTGGTCAGCCAGCGGATGCGTTTGCTGATCGGCTTTTTGGTTTTTATAACCGGGGCCGTTTTAATCCAGCCCCAGTCATTAGCCGCAGCCTTGAACAGAGATCGCATGAACGAAAGGTGCTGGCTCTTTGTGGCCTGGCTTACCGGTTTCTCAACATACGGAGGCGGTTCTTTCCCCCGGCGTATAGCCGCGTCCCGGCGCGACTCCCACACCTGAATATGCTTGCGGTTGACCATCTTCGAAACAGCTTCATGAACCTGATCAGAAGTGATGGTTGAAATATCCCGTCCGGAGAAATGCCGCAGGAAATATTCGATTTTGGTCTTATCGTCATCGAGTGACCGCTTATGCTCCTTCTCGCGGATCCATCTTATGCAACATTCCTCAAACGTCCTCGTCGGCAGTTCACCGATTTTATCTACCCGCCACGCTTCAGCCTTCAGCTTGTCGTGCAGCTCCTGCGCTTGTTTCTTGTCCCCCGTACCAAGAGATCGTCTAATTCTTTTCCCTGACGGCGTAACGAAATGACAGTGCCAGACGCCGCCTCTGAGGGTGATTGACATAAAAACTCTCCTTTATGTTCACCCGCGCTCGCGGAAACAGGATCGCGCGGGTCATGTAAATACGCAATACAGGCGACGTCTGTCGTGCGGTATTTGTTACCGATCTTCTTCCCGGCGAGCTGGCCGGAGTCGATGAGACGGTAGACGGTCCTTGGTGAAACCTTCAGGAGCTTTGCCGCCTTTTGTGCAGTGAGTGGCTCTGCTGTAACCATCTCCCCTCCTATGACATCGTTTTATAAAACTGCGGCTGGTCTGGCGTGGCCGCGCGTAATTCGTTTTCCGCGTGCACTGAATAATTTCCGTCATCCCAACGCACCCAGGCCTTCGGGTGATCGCCTTCCGGCTCCAGTTGGCTATCCACCACGCCATGTATACCGCCGGTCTTCTTCTGGACTAATGCGCCCACATTAAAAGCAGCCATTGCACACCTTCCGGTTCGTGAAGAAATGAGATGAGAGCGCCCAGCGCCATAAGTGCGGCGATGAGCCAGTTCATGGGGTTTGATTGCATGGTTAACTCCCAAAAAGAATGCCCTCACAGAGGAGGGCAAAAGGGATTACGTGGCAGTGCTTTCGCACCCAATAGCCAGCTCATAACTGGCTATCAGTTGCGTCAGCCTGGAATGACCACGATGACGGTATTCACCATTGTTCCAGATGATTTAAATGCACCTTCAGGAAGTTCTTCTATGTGACCGCCGCGTTCCTCGATTAGCTGGCGGAAATCAGTTGTAAGCTTGTTGCTGCGAAACGTAACAGATGAAGCCATAACCGATACCAGCAGACCACCAGGCTTAAGGAAATTCAGTGCGTGAGAAACGTGCTTGATGTCCGCCTGTCGGCCGAAAGGTGGATTCATAACCACGCGGTCATAAACCGGATCCGGATTGACAGTAAGGAAGTCAGTCGGTTTACCGATACCTGAAAGTCGGAGATTGAGACCGTGAAGAATGTCGTTGTTCGCTGGCATCAATTCATACATATCGATCATCACATCTGCTGCTGCGCTATGAACTGCTTTAGCTATTGCTCCCTGACCGGCGCTTGGTTCCAGAACGCGCATCCCATCCCGGATATCTGCTAAGTGAATAACATGCCTTACAACGTCAAGTGGGGTAGGAAAGAACTCAAAATCATCCTTCGGAACTACGACGTCGCCCGTAAGAATAATTTGCTCGATGCGATCGGAGGCATCGGTATCAAAAATGTGCGCTTTGGCTTTGCGGTTCCATTTTCCTCCAGCCGCCTCCAGTACCTTGTTTGTTCTGGTGTATAAGTTGCGATCAAGCTGACCGGTAAGGAAGAGTTGCTGGCCATTACACTCAGCCGCGCTCAGCACGTTCAGAACTTCATTATCTACTCGCATTCGTTAATCTCCGGGCGTAAAAAAAAGCCCTTATGGGCCTATGTCAATATTCATGCCGCGCGCTGGGCGCGCAGCTTCTTCAGATGTTCTGCTGTTTCGATTTCTTCGGCGATCCGCTCGGCCTGTGCTTTGGTCAACGGCTCGAATTCATGTTGAAAGCGGCCCATGCTGGCGATGCAGGTGCGGCCGTTGCGGAGGTAGTGGATGACTTCGTGTGTAGCGCGGATGATTTTGCAGGGCGCACCGTGGGGATCGGCGTACCAGGTATTAGGATGGATTATCCTGAACATGTGGACCACCTTTGACGAAAATAACCCAGTGGGTTTTGTCTGACTTGCCGGTGCGCTGCCAGATAATCGGCTTCTCGTCGGCCAAAGCCAGAATATTGCTTACCGGGATCTGCGTTTCGTTCCATTTGAAGATGAGTACGCCGTGTGGACACAACACCCTGAATGCCTCTGAGAAGCCGGTGCGTAAATCATCACGCCATGTTTCTTTGTTCAGTCTGCCGTACTTTTTCCCCATCCACGCGTTATCTCCGACGCGCTCAAGGTGTGGCGGATCGAACACGACTACAGGGAAAGTGTTGTCGGCAAAGGGAAGGGCACGGAAATCAGCTATAAGGTCCGGGCTTATGATTAACTGGCGGCCGTCGCAAAGTTCATGCTGCTCGGCGCGGATATCACTGAAAACCGCGCGCTCGTCCTGCTTGTCGAACCAGAACATGCGCGACCCGCAGCACATGTCTAAAATTGCCTGCTGCATTACAGCCCCCTCTGCTTATTCTTTAGCTCGATAACACCCTGGCAATCCGCGCACGTCTGGCAGCCGGGAACGGCAGCACGCCGCGGCGCCGGGATATCCTCGCCGCATTCCGCGCAATGCTCAGCTGATACGGCGTTGCGGTCGATGCGGTGAGCGGAAAGGGCAGCGTTACGCTGAAGCTCTTCAATCTCTGCTGCGGTATCGATGATGTCGGCCATGGTCAATGCTCCCGGAACTGTCGGTTGATTCGGTTGAAGGTGAACGCCAGCAATAAAAAGGGAGCCTTAAGCTCCCGGGTGATTAGTGCCTTCATGCGGCGCGTTCCGCCATTATTTCGGCCTTCTGCTCGTCGTTGAGCATGTCGTCTGAGACGATAGCCACGCTATTGCTGGCGCTCCACGATACTGGAGCACTTTCTTTCAGTGCCTTATTCAACGCCTCAGCAGCATCACGCACAGCTTGCGGCAAGCAGTAATAGTCATCACCATCAGGCATTATCTCTTCGCAGTGCTGTTCCAGGTCGAACTCCGGAGGGTAATTAGGTTCGCAAATCATTAACTGCAATTCGCTCGGCAGCAGAGAGTGCTCACAGCAATAGTCAGCCAGCGATTCAGCGTCGAAAAAGTACTGGTCATCATCAAAGATAACGAGCGGCTCTCCGGCCCATACCGCGCGCTCAAAGGTAGCGAACTTCGCATGGCGGCTTTCGCGGTGGCATTCTTCGCAATAGCCATTAGTGCTATGAATTGGGTGCTCGTCAGGTTTGTTTTTGCACTTGCGATGAGTGGCACCGCACCAACGAGCCTGGTGCTCGTCACCGCCCCAGAAACGACCTTGGCGGTCTACCCAACCAGTTACAGTCTGGATGCTGGCTGCTTCCTCGCTGTCCATCATCACGATTTTTTCAGGTTTCATATTCATTGTTCAGCTCCAAACCGCCCGTTAAGGCGGCCAGTTTTGACGACGAACTCCAGGAGGCTAACTCCCAGAGCTTCAATTTTCTTGTGATGCTTGTTAATGATGGGAGGCACCGTTTCGTTCCAGCTAGGCTTTGGCGTCATGCGGCCTCCCGTTTATCTTTGAGGTGAGGTGCGTTCGAAAGAAAAACCGCTTTCGCAAAGCCCAGAGGAGTTGCGCTTCGAATGTTGGCGCGCTCGTCACTGGGTGGGCATTCGTGAATGCGGTTGTCCGGATACCAGTCAGTTACCAATCCGGCGAAAGATGTTCCAGAGAGGGACTCGATTGCCTTCTTCTTCGGCACCATCCGGCCGCAGGCCAGCTTCACGGCGTCGATAGCAGCTTCCACCATCGGGTGTATATTCTCTGCCGGCTCCTTGAAGCCGTTACCCATCCAGAGGCAGGTCTGCTTCGTGTAGTTGTCATTCGCTCACAGCCCAGTGAACTGGTACGGATGGAACGTGTAATCGGACGAACCGAAAATGCTGCTGAACACGCTCACCGGGTTTTCGAATGCCCATGGACAACCGGCCGCCATTCCTACCATGCGGCATTGCTCGGCAACCAGCGCAGCTTTAGCCTGAAAATGTGGGTCTTTGGCTCGTTTTGACTCGAACCAACGTGAACCAGATACTGCTACGTCAGTGCAAGGAGGAAAGCCGATAACCATAACCACGTTCTCGGTGCGAATGATTTGAGACAGCCTCGGCATAGCCTCAATTATCGTTGCCGATATGCGCTCAATAGGCCCGTTAATCGAAGTCTCTGGGTGTTGCGGGTCAACCAATACCGCACGGTAACCAGCATCAACCCATGGTTCAGACATGACGCCAGTGATATCGCACAGGCAGATAATGGTACCTTTGCTCATGCTGCCTCCGTCATCTTTTTGAAGGAGTGAGCAATTCGCGCGCAAGCAATCGTCACATAATCTGGGTTCAGGTCGATTCCGATGAAGCTGAAACCCTCCTCGATAGCTGCCCGACCAGTGCTCCCGCTACCCATCCACGGATCAAGCACGGTACCGCCAGGCGGAGTAATCAGCCTGCAGAGATAGCTCATCAGGGCGATAGGCTTCACGGTGGGGTGATTGTTCTTCGCGCCACTGGTACGCCCGGCACCGGCGCGCGGATCGTTAATGCCGACGCTTCCTTCTTTGCGGCCGCCGGTCATGTCGCTGGCTGACGTCGCAATGAATCTCTCGAGTCCTTCGTCGCGCTCCTTCGGTTTCACTTTTGCGCAGTAGAAGAATCGGGAGGCGCTCTTGCTGCTATCGATGCGTGGAATTGACTCGTGCCGCCGGTCCATTTGACCGTAGCAATTCGCCGCACCCATTTTCGAGCTTGGCTCATTGCCGGTAAGCGCTCCTTGCTGGCCTTTCGCATCCGGAAACGCTGACACTACAGCATCGCTTCCATCGTGAATTATGTTTGCCGGCCAGCGTCCCTCCGGTGCCTGCTCGTAATCAGAAACAGGTTCTGTGCCGTCGCGCTGATGCGAAAGCAGGCCGCCAGCACCGCCATTTAGCGCCTCGTCGGTAGGGATGCGGCAGGCATTGATATTGATCGCCCCGGTACCGTGCTCAGCCATGTTCGCTGACACCGTGTTTTTGAATGGCTTGCGAGCCATGACGATCGGTTCGTGAGCAGGCTTTAGAGCAGTTCCCCAGCCATCAAAATCACCGTCGAGGTTATGCGACTTTGGGAAGCCGCTGCCGTAAATCCAGAGGATTTGGTCCCTGATTTCGAAACCGGCGTCCTCAACATTAACCACAAGGCGGTGATAGGTTCGCGAACCGCCGAACGCCAGAAGATGGCCGCCAGGCTTGAGAACACGCAGGCATTCCTGCCACTGCTCAACCGTCGGGACGTCGTAATCCCATTTGTGGTTCATGAAGCTGAGCCCATACGGTGGATCCGTCACGATGGAGTCAACAGAGTTATCTGGCAGAGCTTTCAGAACGTCCTCGCAGCGCCCGACGTGAAGTTGATAGGTCATGCCGCCTCCTGCCTTTCCCGATATTCCTCAGCTAGCCGCTGCGCCTTTAATGGATTGCTGACCACTTCCCCCCATGGCATTAGCCAGCCGTTACCAATGAAGGGAAGGCACAGTGTGCCAACCATGATGTCGTCGTGAGCGTGAGTCATAGGATGGACTCCATTTCGTCGATGTAGAGGCCCTGAGCTATAAGGCGGCGACGGCGGGCGGCACGCGCAATGCACTCCTGCCGTCTTCCTTCCTGCGATTGCTCTATGGCGCGCCGGGTGAACAGGCGCGATTTACCCTGTGGCGTTACAACCTTTGGCTTCGTGACCAGGTCGAATGTCCGGTCGCAGATGCCGTCCTCGTTGAGCCATTTTTCAGACTCAACAATCTGCGCTATCTGCCCGGTGCCGCGGGTGATGCCGTTGGCGACCCGGTTAAACTCGATGAGCGTTACGCCGAACTTTTCAGCGATTTCGCTGCCAGTGACCGGGCGGCCGCGCGTCTGAATCATCCAGATAACGCGCTCACGGAGGCCCGAGAATTGCCCGGTTCGCCCGGGCCTACGGTAGAAGGGCGTGCGTTTCATGCTGCACGCTCTGTGATTTTCTGAATTTCCGATTCCAGATCTGCATCGATGTATGTGCTGGTTACCGACAGCCTGGGAAATCCGACACTGCGCTACCCGGCAACGGCCCGCAGCGATACGAAGTACGGGTTTACCGCGGCAATACCCGACATTCAGCTCAATATCTGGAACGGAGACACTGTACAGCTTCCCTCGCGCTATCTCATAGCAACAGTGGAAGAACTGGACAGTCAGCTATGGACAGTAAACAGCATCAAACCTAACACCGATAACACGGTATCTTTGACGGTCGCAGAGTACAGCGACGCCATCTACCAATAAGAACTATCCCCGACCAACCGAACCCGGCCATCGTGCCGGGTTTTTTCATGGAAAAAATATGGCTACGCAACCTACTAATCTGTCAGTACCAAGCGAATCACCTCGCGACCTGAAATTTAACGCGGGAAAAATTGATGAATTCGTTACCTCGCTGGTAAACACTTATGTTGACCGGTTCGGGAATGAGCATTACACCATCGAAGGCCTGCGCTGGCTGGCACAGCAGGCGATAGCGCAGTATGGATGGATCCCTGTAGGTACATTCCAGGCTGGCGCAACGTTAACTCTGCCTAACCAAATCCTGAAAGACACAACTGACGGGGAATATTACCGTTGGGATGGATCATTCCTGCCGTCAGGAAAGGTTGTCCCTAACAGATCGACACCTGGAACAACTGGTGGTGTTGGGGCGGGGGCATGGCTTAGTGTTGGCGATTCTACTCTGCGAGCTATGTTAGCAGCGCCTGGTGGCGACAAACATATAGGTAGCTCATGGGGTGGGGGCAGTGTATGGGAAGATTATGCACCAAAGAAAAAGGTATTTTTGGGAGTGCGCTTACTTCCAACAATGTCACAGGCAGATATCCAATCTGCGCTACAGTCTGGGGGAAACATTTATTTTGATATTACCGAAGATGGGTTAACTACAGATTATATTCTTAATACTGGTTATAACCTTTATGAGAACACCAGAATTTATTTCCACCCAAAAGCTAGATTGGTTGCTAATGCAAACAACATCATAATGCTGAATGCAGACCCATCGATCACGCTAACAGGATATGTAAGAAACCTGAAAATATTCGGATTCAGGCTGTCATTTAACAATAAGACAGGAATCACTGGCGCTAAATTTGTTCGATGCAGGAACAATAGCGGCATTTTTAACTCCTGGATAGATATGGGTTTGGGTGCTAGTTGCACTGGCGTACTTGTTAGCACGTTGTGTTATGGATTTAAAAATGATGGACTGGAAGTACTAAATGGTGGCTCTGGGTCACTTTCCTGCGTGTACGAAGATGGAGCAAATGCCTGTCTGCTCGACAACTATAACATGTATAGCGCAGACCCGTCAGGCGCCTTACCTGACTACAGGATCCTGATTCGAAGCACAAAAGATGGCAGCGAAGGCAACGGAACTACAACGTTCAGCACTTTCTCAATCATGATCGGGTCAGGATTCATTCAAAACAGTGAGCGTTATGGAGTCCTGGATAATGGTGCCTATGGAACGATGATTGGGAACAACGTCTATTTTGAAGGCAACAAAATAAATGACGTTCGTCTGTCCGGGTCAAAAGGCGCTGTGGTTGATGGGACACATCATTCAACAGAACTGGGAGCGGCATGCGTTGGCGCAAGGAACACGGTCGGTTGTGTAATCAGAGATATGCAGTTAAGAGGCTCACGGTCAACTGGATATTATGATATCGATACGAGCAATACAGATTTCTTTATCGACTACCATCGTGATACTGGTATTTCTTCGCTCGGAGTTGTTACCGGCGCTATCGTTAATCGCGCAACTGGTCGTGTAGCAAGCGTTGTCCTCCCGGCAAGCATTAACCTTCGCTCAGGGAATAATATTTTTTATGTAAACGTTGTTAATAATGACAACATCTCTGTTTCTGGAAGCACTTACAACGGAATGACCATTGATATAATTGTTAGAGGATCCAATTTAACTAACGTTACATTTGCTGGCCTTCCACTTGATATGACCGCAGCGAACACTGCGGCCATTAAAACAACAAGAGTCACGGCAACTTATATCAATGCGATAGGTAACTGGGTCTTGAGTCATAACCGCTGGCTTGCGGTTGGCTAAAGAATTTACTTATCATGAATGCCGTGGCGATAGCAATGCTAATATCAAAGATAAACATCACTCTCGTTCCGCTTGCGTAAGCCGTAGGCGAGAATCCAATCATTAGCGCGGAAAGGACTCCGCAAATTAAGACAACGATTATTTTTATTGCCTCAAATTTTGTCCTTGACGCAATCAAGCAAGTAATCAATATTGATGACAATGTCATTAGATTTATTAAATAACTTGCATAAATAGAGGGGTGCCCCCATGAAACAGGGCTAATATAGTTTTCGTAATGGAATATATTATTCACAGGTGACGCGGGGTAGAAAGATAAAAGGAATGACACAATTTTCAAAGTGATTATTGTTGTTAACAATGTTCGTGTTAGGTAGTTATTTTTTTGTAATAAAAGATAAGCAAGAGTAACGCTGCAACAAATAATAAAAAGAAAATTATCATTAAAATTAATTTGATTTGAGATTCTGTCAACGCCTACTGACAATTTGTACAGGATTCCATAGTTATCAAAGTCAGGCATCCAGTTGATGATTTCAGAGTGTAGGCGCACAACGTTACCAGGTGCCGCCAAGACAATTGCGCCACCGCAGAGAAGAGATGCAGTGAACGCAGCATCATAAGCTGTTAACTCCTTTTCTTTGAATTTAGAGATCAACATAACCGTAATTGCTATTATGGCGGTAACTGCAAATTGCTCATTATTGCTGGCAAGAAAAATAAGCACACATGAAGTCAACTTCTTAAGTATTGACTGACTACTATCAAGATATATTGTTATTGCATACAGACCAATAGAAATCGGTATTATGTAGTTATAAGCTCCAGTAATCCACAGGGTTGCCTGCCTGTTAGTGTGGAAATCAGATAAAAATAAGAGCATAGACAATGCAATAAGCGGTATTGTCACTCGACCATCACTGCTTGCCAGTTTCGCCATTGACATAGCTAACAAAACGCATGAAAGAGATATCGCAATCTGAGTGAATAGAGGGATGTTGATGGTTTTCATCAAGAACGCTTCTATCAGGACTCTCCCACTCCATGTGTTATATCTAATTTGAAGTATTTCAAAAATTGAATATTTGTTTAGCGCTGTAGAAAAGAAGTGGTCGTCAGTGATATCCTTAAAAACCACTGAGCAAAAGATATAAATTAAACATACCGCTATCGTCAAAAACGATATTGCATTCAAATTATTTCTATTATTTGCAAGCATACTTCATGCCTCTAATAACACCTTTGTGCTCTGTGATAATGAAAATTTCGCGAGATGGCTCGACGCCAAACAACCCGAATCGTGATGATGCGGAATACCCGGTTAAATTATACTTTTTCTTTTCTTCCTTAAAGTACGTAGTAACGTCAGGTCTGTCCTCTCTAACGGTTTTAACCTTGTAAAGCGTGCCGTTGTCATTCAGTGCGACATAAGTGTTTCCCTTGTACACACCATTGTAATTTGTAGTTGCGAATATCCAGCCTTTTACGTAAAGCAAAGAATCATCAAAGTTGCATTTTTCTACATTTCCCTTCACGTCACTTAGAAGGACATCATCAACCCCAAAAGAAAGCTTTTCCGGCTTGTTCCACACAACAAATGTAATAATTACAGCTATTAAACTAAATATAGTCAGTCCAGCAAATAACATTGCAACATGTCTATTGTTAAGCATTTCTTTTTCCCTTCAAGACGTAGCGCGGTCTGTTTTTAACCTCTACGTAGATCCTTCCTATGTATTCTCCGAGAACACCAATCCCGATCAACTGAATACCGCCAAGGAAAAGAATAGACACAAGTAAAGATGGATAACCACGTACAGCATTTCCGAACACCAACGTGTCGAAAATCATCCAGGCACCGTACAGGAACGCAGCGCCCGCAACGAATAAGCCGATGTACGTCCACATGCGCAACGGGAAAGTAGAGAAGCTTGTGATCCCCTCAAGAGCAAGGTTCCAGAGTTTCCATCCGTTAAATTTAGTGCTTCCTGCCACACGTTCTGCACGTGCGTATTCAACGACATCGGTGCGGCCACCGACCCAGCTCAGAACACCCTTCATGAACAGGTTTCGCTCTGGCATGAGCTTGATGTTTTCCACCACTTCGCGGGACATAAGCCGGAAGTCGCCCACATTCTCCTCAATCTGCGGATTGCTGATTTTGTTGTGCAGCTTATAGAACCACTCAGCGGTCTTTCGTTTCATCCTGCTATCGGTAGAACGGTCAGAGCGCTTAGCCAACACCATGTCTGCGCCGTCCTGCCATTTGTCCATCAGGTGCGGGATGACCTCAATTGGGTCCTGCAGGTCAACGTCAATCGGTATAATCGCTTCACCGGTAGCATGGTCAAGCCCGGCGAACAGAGCGGGTTCTTTCCCAAAGTTACGAGTAAATGACAATGGAACAACAAGCGGATCGGCAATGGCAAGCGCGTTAATAATTGATTCTGTCGCGTCTTTGCTGCCGTCGTTAATGAATACTATTTCGACTTCATGCTGCTGAAGTCCTTCAAACTCCCGCACGGTTTTATAGAAGATGGGAATTGCTTCCTCTTCATTAAATACCGGAACGACCAGAGAAATTTTCATTTCGCATCCCTAAAGACAATGAACTTTGAATAGACAAATCCGCATACCAGACTGATTGCGGAGAACAAAATTAAGGTAATGATAGGAGCAAGACCTGACTTATCAGCTGCCCAGCCAACTGCAGCACTCAGAGAACCCATGAATCCGACATAAAGCATGTAACGCATGGTTGTCGTTGAGGACTTAAAGGTGAATTTGGCATTGGCGAAGAAGCTGAACGATACAGCCACAACGAACCCGGCAAAGTTTCCAAGTGCCTGGCCTGTATGAAATACGTATATGCAAATGGCGAACACTACCCAGTGAATGAGCGTGTTAATGGCACCAATCGATGTGTACCTGGCGAATAACTTTAACATTATAGAAATCAGTGAATTCGGAAAGGTCTGAAGTGTAGCATCACAAACGCTATTGATCGACACCGCTGATCAGTACTGCTGTATTAATATACAGTAAATATCGGAGATGAATTATGGGATTCCCGAGTCCAGCAGCAGACTACATTGAAGAACGCATATCACTCGACAAGCGCCTTATCGCTCACCCTTCCGCAACGTACATGATGGTAGCCGGCACGACATACCTGCGTGCGGGGATCATGAAGGGGGCCATGCTTATCGTGGACTCATCGCTGACACCGAAAGACGGTTCTCTGCTTGTCTGTGCTGTTGATGGTGAGTTCAGGATCATGCGCTACAGGACGCTACCGCATCCATGTCTGGAGAAGCCTGAAAATGGAAGGAGGGAGTCGTTACCGGCGAAGGATGAGATATCGGATACTTCTCGGCCAGTGTTTGGGGTGATCACGTACACCATCAACGATGCGCGCTCTGGCGAGTTCGACGACTGCCCGGTGATGTAA